TCCTCAACCAGATCCAGAGTCATCTCTGCCTCGATATCCTTACCGTAGGTGAGGCGGCTTATCCTCATTGGCAGGTTTACCACTTCGTGATCTGGCCACGACCACGTTACCGCCTGTCCTACGAATAGAGCGAACAACTCTCCTTTAACCTTGACCTTGACTCTCGCAGCCGGTGTTCCCAGAGTAAACATTTCCCGAGCTGCTATCTTATTTGCGACTGATGCAGTCTTTACTCCTGGGAATGACATACTATGAATACGGTCCCGCCCACCAAGAATATCAAGGTTAGCTAAGTCTTGATCTATCGCGGACGTTCGATCATATTCTTTTGCTCGATCAGCGTATGAAACTCTGACCTGATTGAAGGTCTCTGACCATGTAGGTCTAGAGAAGTCGTCTAAGGAAATGATATTCGTCTCGTCTAAGGAGGGAACCATTCCCACTTCCGGCCTAGCTAACTGGATCTTATACTTCCCGTCGGTCAAGTCAAATCGGAACTTCCCGTCAACGTGCCTTTCAATCTCCTTGATCATGTCGGCAGCAGTCATGACGTTGTCGATCACCATGGCAAACCCCAGCCCCTCGTCAGCTACTTGCTCCGCTGTGGCTCTCAACGCACCCTGCTCTACTGTACCATCGATCAGGATATCGCCAATGGGCATGTTTATGCCCCAGTCATCGTTGACTGTCAGTAATTCAAATAGGAAGCAGATTGGGTTGGCGTCATCCCCGATTCTCTCTCTGCCACCGGTTACAGCCAAGGTATTCGGGTACCAGAACACTTCAAATGCAAGGTTTCTTAGCGTTGCTGTATTACCTATATAGCCTGGACCCGAACCTCCATCATTCAATAAGAAATAGCAGGTATTCTGGTAACGAGGAGCCAGTGCTATCTGTCCAACCAGGTAAGAGCTAACGGCTTGATTGTCTTCGCCATTAAAGAATTGTAGTGTAAAAGAGATTCCACCTCCTTTAGTCCCTCCCCCAAATAACTCCAGATCTTCTATGACTACGTCGCTTGACGTCTCTCCTAGGTTGTATATCTCTTTGTCTCCCATCCAAACCCGATCAAAACCATCTATCGGACCTGAGGAGATAGCCATTTGAACACCGATGTTGTATTCAAACCCCGTGGTAACCTTCTTCGCACCTATACCAAAAAACCCACCTACCTTCTCTGTCAGTGCACGAGCTTCCAAATCCCCGTACCAAATTACATTGGGACCCGCCATCCTCACCTTACCCACTATAATAGGTAATGGCCGGCCTTCAGTTGCGGATGGGACTTGGAAGTCGTCTATCCCCGAAGCCCTTGCGTTCTCAATTTGTGGCTTCGCAAGCAGCGCCGAAGCGATGCTCGTTCCGAGCCACATCAAAAACATGAACCAAAAAGCCATTAGTTATTCATCCAAATGTAGGCGTCTTCCTGGGTATGGCTCTTGCCGAGCCTCCTTGATCTAGCTCTATCCCAAATGGATTTAGCAGAGGCACAGTTGGGAAGCCACCGAATTCCGGGGTATTCAGGAACTTACGAGAACAGTCTCCGTCTATGTTGTGATTACATCCTGCGACCACGTCTATCGCTGTTCCTGCTAAACCAGTTTGTACGAACGGACGGTTGATCCGGATTATATTTGGATCTCCACCAATATTCGCATCCACTACTGACCTTCTCTCCCCTGGGGATCCTGTTATGACAACGATGCCTTTGTTCCAGAAGATGTCTAACTCAGCCGCTGTTAGTCCCAATGCTTCGCTGACGTCTATCTCTACTGCAAGGGCTCTCAAGTTAGTAATCGTCAAGGTCTGCCCGTCCGCCGTGGCTGAAGCAATTGTAGTCGTCTTAGTGTAAGTCGCTCGTACGACTAAGCAGCCTCTTCCGTACAACTGCCAGTTACACGTCGCTGAGAAAGTACGAGAGGGAATGGGCTTGTCGAAAATCTTTGTGACTGGTTGGCAAAACAACTGGGCGGTGTTGTCTCCAAACTTACAGTTAACCACCTCTCCCTGCCAAACAGCTAATTGCCCCCCATCTGGATCATTCAGGTGTGTCCTGAAAATAGTCAGGTTAGGTAGGTTGCTTGGAAGGGTGGTCCGAAATTGAGCCGCTATTGTAAAGTCCTTCGGGACAGTGACGGTTATCTCTCCCGACGTTAGTTCGGTGTTCATCTGCGGGTGCGTTCGAGACAGAGCCGGCAAGGACTCATAGACATTCGAGCCTATGACTACATCTCTGACTGCGTTTGTTCGCCGAAGTAGTGTGCCCCCTATGGTAAAGTCATACAACTCTACCGGTCGACCATCTGAGGTTTCAAATGCCTCGAAAGTCACGAAACAGTCCCCTTAAACTTCAGTTGTACAGTAGCTTCTCCAAGGTATTCGTGCGTAAAGGTCACAACATCACCTTCTATCCTACCTAACATAGCGTAGGAGATTCTGATGTTGTCTGGAGGTATGATCTCTGGAGATCCCGTTGCCGAAGCGCTCAATGACACTGTCTCGGTGTCATTTCCATTATCTACCATCGCTGTTATTCTTCTGACGAACTGTCGGCCATCGTCCAGGACCTCAATCAAGACATCTCCAAACGGTGGTGTAAAGCCGGCTCCTGTTTTTCCAACGAAGTCGATAAGGATTGACGTCGACGATAGATCATATCCTGGTGCCACTACTGGTAGGTCGTTCTGGAACGTCGGCAGATAGAATGGTTTCCATGAACCTCTTAGATAGTGGATCAGTTTCTTCCATTCCCAGATGTCGAAGCGCTTGTGCAGAATCACACCCTTTGGGAACTGAGGAATACCTAGGTCGTCTACTGGGTGTACATCTAGCTCACCAACTCCACTGTCGTTTCGGGTTCTCTCCTGGATTAGCTCGTGCGAGAAGGTCTGCCCTCTCATGACATTCGGGTCAGTCATAACCAAGAAGCCATCAATTGGGTGCTTATCGAAGAACGGGTCCGCGGCGAACTCTGCATCCGTAAAGGCTATGTCCTCCGTCGAAAGGAACTCAAACTTAAGCTCTGTCTGCTCAAGATTGACCATATAATCACTCAAGCCTGGAGATCCAGACAAGTAGCCCGTTGCGAGAGGAAGTATCGCACTTCCCACCGGAATAGGGAAGAAGGTTGGTTGGTCGAGAGTTACGCTTACCCCCGCTTGCACACTAAGAATCGAAACGTCTTGCACCGTATCATCTGCTAGAATGATCACTGCCGATCTATCGGCAAAGAACATAGCGTTATCTGGATCGCACGGAATAACTGTCGTTCCGATCGGTAGGTCTGCCAGCGTTGGGTTCAGAATCGGTCGCTCGTCCCACCACTCCGGTACTCCGAACAGGAATGGTTGCTGTGTCTTCAGTACGTTCCTCAGTGATGCAGCTTCCTTTGGAGTTCGAGGTTTATAGTCGAGTGTTACGAACTGCCTTGGTACAGTCCTTAACGCGTGCCTCTGTTCAGTCTCATCCCGAGACCTCATGATGTTGGTCCTAAAAGTCAACTGCTCCCTTATAGGCTTCTCTGGCACGAATGAGAATAAGATAACTCTCTGACCCAACATGCGGATTGCGATGCTTCTATTGTCGAACTCAAATATTGCGTCGTCGTCAAACTCTGGGTCTCCCTCAAGAGAAGCTGTTACAGCGATATTGTCCTGTCCCAGAAGTGGAAGGACAAAAGGAGGTGGATTAGCTGTGATCGTGATCCCTGGCAACAGCGCGAAATCAATACTCTGGAAAGTGTGCGCGCCATCACGGAAGGTGTTCAAGATGGCAATAGCTACCACCTTGTCCGAGGTGATATTCCCGAAATCCACTGGATTCGGATCTATCCAGTACTGGTCCATAAACCAGGCACTTGTATCACCGACAAACGCGCTGCCTATTATTCTCGGAGAGAACGGTGCGTTCCGAACGTTATCCGAGGGGCCAACATCTTGCCAGCTTGTTTGGACTAAGGTTGTTGGAGGTGGTGGTATCTGCTCTCCGGCTCCTGTGGATGGATTACCCGGATTGAAGACAAGGGTCTCGAAAATTACACCTTCGAAGTCAACAGCCATTCGTTAACCCCATTAGGGTATCTGCCTGTAGGCTAGGCCCTCAAACCCACTATACTGCTCGTCAGCGACTGTGTTTATTACATCACTGTTCGTGACTGGAAATACCGTATAGGTGTCTGCCCCGATTGTCACTTCGTCTGCTGCCGAGAAGCCCTTCATGCTGATGCGGAACACATCCGGAATCTGGCCAACTGGACAGAATCTAAGGAAGCCACCGATATCCCGGAAGATACCTAAATAAATCGGCGTCAGTGGTACGGCACCCGATATCAAGCTAGCATTCAGAGCGAAAAGAAGGGCCCCAACAGTAAGTCCCATGCCGTTGGCGAACCCACCACCAATAACCTGGGCGCCGGCAGACTGATTAACGTTGCTATAACTAGCACCGGAAGGCCGTACAGGGCTAGTACTTGCCTGCGGAGAAGTAGTAATTTCGTGTGTGGTCCACCATTCAAGAGACCCTTCCAGGCCGTTCACTCGAAACACACTATTTATGACCATTCCGAATCCGGATCTATTAACTCCACTGAAAGGACCCATGTGAGTTAAATCGTATGGGTTATCTATATCAGCTGCGTTTCGATTCCATCGGTGCCCAACACAGTATTCGCCGCCATCCCACGCAGCGTCGCCGCCAAACTTAATCATATTCCCAAAGAACATGTGACGCCAGATACGTGTTCCAGTTTCCATTGCCATATGACAGTAGCGACCATCAGATGGCGCAAATAGGTGGTGCTGGATCCAGGTGGATGAGGACACCTGTACGATACTTGGCATTTGCTGCCCGGGATTCAGAGCACTACCATCAGCATCACTCTTCCAGTCTGGTGATCCGGATGCTATCCTGGGGAAAGATCCCGGCCCGCCGATCTGGTCATATGCCGGCGTTGCGGCATCGAACCCGGAGCCTGGAAACATAAAGATGCCGTCAGCCTTCGTATGGAAAGCCATGAACGGCGGCTCGTCCAAGTCTGGCGTAAAAACAGTCGGCGGAGTAAGCCACACTTCAGCTTCGGTCCCTCCGATAATATCGTCAGCTTGCGAGCGCACCCAACGGTCTGCTGCAGATGGAAAATGGTTCGCTGATGTTATGAACTCCGCCAGCTTACTGCGTACAAAGTCATCCGCATTAGCCGCGTTACCATTGCCACCATCCAGAGCGTCTGTGTTCTTTACGTTTGGCATATCTATTCCAGTAAAATCGTGTAGAAGTCATCCAAGTCAGATAGGTCTATGACTGGGAAACACATATGCTCCCGACCAAGCTGATCCACGATAGTGTTTTCAGCGATTATATCCCGCGCTGCTAGCTTAAAGATTCCGTCGAGCTCTCCTAAAACCTGTACTGCACCAGGTTCGTCTTGATAAAAGGTGTACGGCAGCAAGAGGTACATCTTAGTCCCGACACCAACATTCAAATAGCCCATATCCCCCGT